GAACTCGCCTTTCAGGAGCTCCCGTTGGAGGTGCCGGCGTGACCTACGACGCGAAGGAGAAGTCCCGGTTCGGCGGGAAGCCGGTGGAGCTTTACCGCTTCGTGATGGGGCTGAACGTCTGGACCTACACCAGCGGCGACAAGACCGTGGTGTACGCCGACGAGACGTACGCCAAGGAGACGATCACCCGCTCCCAGCTCGACCAGAGCCAGGAGAACGAGCGCGGCTCCCTGGAAATCACCGTGCCGCGGACGAACCCCATCGCCCAGCAGTTCGTGGCCTACATCCCCGCCATGCTCATGCACCTGACCATCTACCGCTATCACCGGGGCGACCCCGAGTACGTCGTCATCTTCGTGGGCCAGGTGGTGTCGGCGAAGTTCGAGGGCCCGCAGGCCGAGTTGGTCGCTCTGCCTCTGAGCGAGTGCTACCGGAAGTCCGTCCCGGTGAACCTGTTTCAGGGTCAGTGCAATTGGCCGCTATTCGGATCGGCGTGCGGCAAGGTGAAGACCTCCTACGAGGTGGTCGGCACGCTCTCCTACGTCACCGGGCTGACGATCCAGAGCAGTGCGTTCGGGGACTTCGCGGACGGGTACTTCACGAACGGGTGGGTCGAGACCTACGACGGCGACAAGCGCTGGGTCACCAGGCACGTCGGGGCCACCATCACGCTGCTCAGTCAGTTCACGTCCATCGCGGCCGGCGACGTCGTGAGTGCGTTTCCCGGCTGTGACCGCACCATCGCTGCCTGCAAGGACAAGTACGCGAACCTGAACGCCTTCTGCGGGTTCCCCTTCACTCCCACGCGCAATCCGTTCATCTCGGGGGTCTGAGTGTTCTGGCTCTGGTGGGTTGTCATCGAGATCGGGCTGTTGGTCGCGTCCTACTACCTTGCACCGCGACCTCCCGAGTCGCAGCCCGGGGGGCTGAGCGACTTCTCCATCACGACCGCCGACGGCTCCCGCGCCATCCCGGTGGTTTGGGGCACCGTGAAGACGGCCGGCAACTGCGTGTGGTACGGAGCCCTGACGACCGAGGGCTACACGATGGAGGGGTCGAAGGGCGAGAACGTCGGCTACTACTACTACCTCGCGTTTGACATCGCCCTGTGCCACGGCCCGGTGGACGAGATCCTCGACGTGCGGTGGGAGGACAAGTCCGCGGGCTGGGTGGTCTACGCCTATCACACCGACTTCACGACCTACCTCATCCAGGACGGCCTGCGGATGTTTGGCGGCGAGCGGGGCGGCGGCGGCGTCTACGGGCTCGTGGACTTCTACCCTGGCGCGGCGAACCAGGCCCCGAACCCGTGCATGCTTCAGCTGTGCTCGGCCGACTATCCGGGCATGGGGCACATCTGCCACGCCGTGTTCCATCGGGGCGTGGTGGCCCCGAACTTCGTCGGCTTCTACGTCGGCAACGGGACGTACATCAAGCCGATCTCGTTCATCATCGTGCGCTGTCCGAACACGCTGGGGCTCACGGGCAACAAACACATCATCGTGCCTCCCGCTGGGGGGAAGGACGCGAACCCCGCCTGTGCTCTCTACGAGATCCTGACCGACCTCGTGTGGGGAGTGGGCCTACCTTCTGCCGCAATCGACACGGCCAGCTTCGTGGCTGCCGGCGAGGCGCTCTATGCCGAGGGCCTCGGCGTCTCGATGATCGTAGAGCGCCAGGGGCAGGCGGGGGCCCTGCTGGAGGAGGTCCTTCGTCACATTGACGGCGTGATCTACAGCGACCCCGCCACGGGTCTCATGACCTTGAAGCTCATCCGCGAGGATTACGATCCCGGGACCCTGCCCGTCTTCGATGAGTCGAACCTGACCAGCGTCGAGTTCACCCGCGGGGCCTGGACCGAGACGAGCAACGTCGTGAAGGTGACGTACGTCTCCCGCGAGGACAACTTCACCGAGCGTGTGGCGCAGTGGCAGAACCTTGCCAACCTGCAGGTGCGCGGCGAGGTGGCCGAGGCGACCCACGCCTGCCGCGGGCTGTCGAACTCGAAGGCGGCCGGGTTCATCGCCGGCCGGCTCATCCGGGCGTCGAGCTATCCGCTGGCCCGGGTCAGGGCCGTGGCGAACCGCTCGGCGTGGAGCCTTCGCCCAGGCAGCGTGTTCAAGCTCGATTGGCCGGCGCTGGGGATCACCGGGATGATCTGCCGGGCCGGCCGGATTCAGTACGGCGATCTCACCAAGGGCTCTATCACCATCGAGGCCGTCGAGGACGTGTTCGGCGTGGGGGAGACGACCTTCACCGATCCGGCCCCTTCGGGGTGGATCGACCCGGTGGGGTCTCCCGCGGCCGCGGCCTTCCAGACCGTCATGGACGAGCCCTACGAGCTGACGCGGCGGGCCGACCGTTTCGTGACTGGCGGGAACAACCGCTACGGCACCTCGCTGGCGGCTCGGTCGCAGAGTTCGCTCCTCGGCTACGAGCTGTGGCACGACATCGGGGCGGGTTATGTCTGGACCACGGACAGCCCGATGTTCGCGCCGACCGGGCTCTTGAAGACCTCCTACGCTCAGAACACCGCCTACGTGGACGACACCGGCTTTATTGTGGACACGGGCCTCGACCTCGACCACCTGGCCTCGGTCACCGAGTCGGTGTACGCCAGCGGCGAGAGCCTCCTGATGATCGACAACGAGATCATGGCGTTCCGTGACGTCGAGGACCTGGGCGGCGGGGAGTGGGCTATCACGCACATCATGCGCGGGGTGCTGGACACCGTTCCGGTGGCCCATGCTGCCGATGCGCGGGTCTGGTTCCTGAGCCTCGGCGGTGCGGTCTGTGTGAATCCGGCTGCGACCTACGGGACGGACGGAATTCGCCATGTCAAGGTCCTGCCGTTCAACACCCGGCGCAGGCTGCCCATCGCCGAGGCTACCGAGCAGCATCTCACCTGCGCCGGGCGGAACGAGACGCCCTATCCGCCTGGGAATCTCAAGGTGAACGGCGTGTCGTATCCGACGAAGCTCGTGGTCGCTACCGACTGCGTCCTGACGTGGAACAATCGTCACCGGGTGAAGCAGGGGGATGCCGTGCGCGTGGTGTCCCAGGGCGAGGCCGACTTCGATGCCGCCATCGAGGGCATCCACGGCGTGCAGATCTACGTGAACAGCAGCCCGGTGAGGAGCATCAACGCGGGTGCGGCCAAGACCTGGACGTGGACGGCCGCGATGCAGGCAACCGATGGGGCGGTGGTTGGAGCGAGCGTCTTGATCTGGGTCTACGGGGCGTATTCCTCCTGGAATTCTCAGGCGCAGTCCCGGCTGCTTCCCGTGGAGGCGACGTGATTCGCCGGCTGACCCTCGCTGAGACGCTCGGGGTTCTGGGCGACCCCTCTCCGTTCCTGCGGGACGATGGCACCGTGTCCCCAAAGTGGGAGCAGCAGATCGTCGCCTATGCGACGCTCCCGGTGCCGATGCCGTTGTCGTGGGATCCGACCGTCATGGTCTCGCGCTGCAAGTGTCACCGGCTGCTCGTCGGTCTGCTCGAGCAGGCCCTCGCAGCCGTCCACGCGGACGCCGAGGTATGGGCGACCGTGGGCGACTTTGGGGGAGTCTATGAGTTCCGATCCCGTCGCCGTGCCGCACCGAACGAGGTGGCTCTGGCCAAGCTCAGTCAGCACGCCTGGGCGGCCGCCATCGACATCGACGTGTGCGACAATCCGATGGGCCGTGCCCCCAACGTTCACCCTCGTCTCCCTGGCATCATGGCGGCTCACGGGTTCCTGTGGGGCGGGACGTTCCCTACGCGCTGGCGGGATGGGATGCACTGGGAGGCGTCCGCAGAGCTCGTGATGGGTCTGGGGAATCAGACATGACGCCACGACTTGCCGCGCAGGATGTAGCTAATCATGGCGTCGCAGACCTATCGCTTCTGGCGGCACATTGAACCTGGCCGGTGAAGTGACGGTGGGAACGGTGATCAGCGGGGCTACTCTGGCGTCGCTCGCGGGCTTCATCTGGCGGACGGCTGTGTGGAAGACGAAGCAAGACGTGGAGCGCAAGGCCGAGGCGGCGGCGCGGGCGGTGATCGCTCGGATTGCGGAGGGGAAGAAGTGACGCCGATCTCCCAATTCCTCGACGCGAAGATCATCAGCACGATGGTCATCGTTAGCACCATCGCGTCCGCCTGGGGCAGCCTGCGCGCCTCCCAACACGAGAGCACGAAGAAGATCGCCAACATCGAGAAGAAGCTCGGCATCTCGAATGGAGCGCCTCCACAGTTCGTCACTACTGACCGCTGTGATGAGCATCACGATGCGTTGTCCGATCGGCTGCGCCGGATTGAGGGTGTCGAGCCCATCCATGGCGATATCCTTCAGCGAGTCGCCTCGATCGAGGCCATAGTCGAGGGTATGCGCGAGCACTTCCGGCGCCCTCGCCACACCGACGAAAACGGCCCCGCCGCACGATGATGCCCGCCACACCGACGAACGCGGCCCCGCCGCACGATGATGCCCGCCGTTGCCACGACGAGGTTCAGCGCCACTTGGAACAGATCGACCGGGCGGTCGAGGGAATGGTTAGCAGCATCAACACACTCCGCGTCGCAGTGCGCAAAGCAGAGGACGCCAGCGAGGAGGCGCTCCAGATGGGCCACCTGATTCGCCAAAGCATGTTGACGCGATTGACGCAAGTCGAGGGCCTCGTCAACGACCTGCGGATTCTGATCACTTGACGCGGTGTGGCGGCGGCGCGTATAGCCGCCCAGTGAGCGCTGGCGCGACGCACCCCGATCGCTCTGGCGCCATGACATCCGGGAGCTGCGGGAAATCGTACAGGCGAAGAACTGAACGGAGGGGGCATGGGCAGCCGTTGCGCTTCATGGAAAGACTTGCCGGAGATCGCTTCCGGGATAGAGGACTCGCTGGACGACGTTGTGGAAGCCCTGTTGGAGATCGTGAAAGAGATGCGGAGCCGGCGTCCCTGCCGGTCCATGTCCGAGCGGCAGCCGGTGGGCCTGTTGCTCGGTGTCACGGAGGCGTCCACCTGGAACGGAGGCAACGTGAGTCTCGCCCTGGCGATGAAGGACACGCAGAAGTGCAGCTTCTTGCTGGCCATCCCCGACAAGGACGTGGACGGGCAGCCCATCCTCGACGCGGACGGGAATCCGTTCGTCCCCACGGTGGAGTGGAGCACGACCGATGGCGACGTCGCCTCGGTCAACCTGAACGACGGGAACCCGCTCGACGGCTTCATCGGTTCGGGCAAGGTCGGGCAGGCGGTGGTGGAGCTGAAAGTCGGGCCGTATCCCGATGGCAGCATCCTCACCGAGACGATCAACGTCAGCATCGGCAACAGCGAGCCGGGGCCGCTCGCCCTGGTGCTCGGTGAGCCGGAGCTGGAGCCGAAGCCCGCGTAGTCGAGCACGACCTGGATGGGGCCGGGCCAGTCGCGCCGGCCCTTCCCGAGTTCGCGCTGGCCTCTCCAGAGAAGGAGACAGCACATGACACCCGAGCAGTTGAAGGCGTTCTTCGACGGCAACGCGATCCTCCTGATTTTCGTGTGGGGATTGCTGTGCAAGTACGTCCCGTTCATGGCGAAGGTGCCGAACGTCGTGATCCCCTGGGTCGGGGCCATCGGCTACATCATCGCTCGCTTCGCGCTCCCGGGGGAGGCGCACGCGGCAGCCGGCGTCGGGCCCGATCATGTCTTCGTGATCGGGGGCGTGCTCCTGGGGGCGTTCACCAACGCGGTCTGGGCCCGGCAGCTCTACGAGGGGTTCGGCAAGGCGGTGATCGAGCGGCTGTTCAAGGTGAAGAAGGCAGCGTAGCGTCCGGTCGCGGGGACAGGTGGGCACGGCGGCTCATAACCGCTCGTGATCGGGTTCAAGTCCCGACCCCGCTACCAGCTTCAAACGGGGACTTGACCTCCCGACCGATGTAAGCCAAGGTCCCCGGGTCGCACTTCCCGTGGTAGATGGCCGATGAAGTCCAAGCGGACGAGCAACGGAATGCGCGGTCGCCGCAAACGGCAGAACGCAGAAGCCCTGGCGGGTGTCCCCCGATCCCGTCAGGGCTTCACGCTGCCCAGAAGGGAGGCACGGAGGAATGTTCGCACGACGGCCTGAGCGCTGGGCTACCAAGTTCGGCGGGTTCGTGCTCAGGTACACCGCGCTGGCGCTGGCGTCCGAGATCGGGTGCACCGACAAGGCGGTCTATCGCTGGATCAGCGGGGCCACGGTTCCGGGGCTCCACACGGCGGTGGTGATCGAGCGATTGAGCAGCGGAGCGGTCACGGTCCAGGATATCGAGGCTCACGCAAGAGAGGTACGGGATGGAGACGGAGCAGGCGCTGGAGCGCGAGCGATGGCTCGCCGAGCGGCGCACAGGTATCGGCGGTAGCGATGCCCCGGCGATTCTGGGGCTCAGCCCCTACAGCAACGCGGTCGAAGTCTGGGCCGACAAGATGGGCATCGGGCGGGAGGTCCCCGACCGCGAGGTCATGTGGTGGGGCCGGGAGCTCGAGGGGCTGATTCGCAGGCGGTACGAGGAGACCACGGGCGTACGGGTCGTGAAGCCGGACGGGATGTTCCGGCACCCCGCTCACGACTGCCTTCTGGCCAACGTGGACGGCATGATCGCCGGCCAGCGGCTGGGCCTGGAGATCAAGACCGCGAATCCCCGCATGGCGGACCAGTGGGGCGAGCCCGGGACCGACCAGATCCCCGCGCAGTACGTCATTCAGTGCTGCCACTACATGCTGGTCACCGGCTACCGGGCGTGGGACGTGGCGGCATTGATCGGCGGCTCCGACTTCCGGGTCTACCATCTGCGGGCGGACCGCGAGCTCGAGGTCTACATGCTCGAGACGTTGGTCAAGTGGTGGCAGGACTACGTGGTCACGGGTGCCGAGCCTCCGCTCGATCACACCGACGCCAGCACGCGCTACCTGCACCGGAAGTTCCCGCGGGAGGCCGGCGTCGAACTCGCCGTTGCTTCCCAGGACGCGGCTGAGTGGGCGGCGCGGCTGGCGGCCTCGAGGAACGTGATCAGGAACGTCGAGGAGGAGGTCGCGCTCGCGGAGAACAACCTCAAGGCGTTGATCGGGGACAAGGTGGGGCTCCTCGGGGATGGCTGGAAGGCGACCTGGAAGGCGGACCGGGACCGGCAGATCGTGGATTGGGAGAAGTACGCCAAGGCCCTCGAGGACCTGGTACGGCAGATCGGTCCACAGATCATGGGCCGGCATGTCAAGCCCGGGGACGATCTCGAGCCGTTGGCGAAGGCAATCCACGAGTACGAGGCCCACGTCAAGGCGGGGCTGGAGCAGTTGGCGCTGTCGAATACGGTGACGCGGCCGGGCCCGCGCCGATTCATCTTCAAGAGCACGGAGGGAGCAGAGCGATGAGCGAGCAGGAGCAGGGACAGGAGCGGGGCTTTGAGATGGTCGAGCAGGTGAGCAACACGGCGCTGGCGACCATCACGAAGTCCGAGCTGCAGACGGCCATCGAGATCGCCAAGACGTATCCCCGCTCGATCAGCCGGTTCCAGCGCGAGGTGCGCGACCTGGCGACGATGAACGAGGACGTGGCCGAGGAGTGCCTCTACGCCCTTCCCCGGACGGACCGGGAGGGCAAGACGGTCAACATCGAGGGGCCGTCGATCCGCATGGCCGAGATCGTCATGTCGGCTTGGGGCAACTGCCGGGTGCTCACCCGGGTGCTCGACACCGAGGGCGACGTGGTCGTGGCCCAGGGCATCTTCATGGACCTCGAGCGGGTGACGGTGGTCTCGAAGGAGGTCTCGCGGCGGATCACCAACAAGTTCGGGAAGCGCTACTCGACCGACATGATCACGGTCACCAGCAACGCGGCGGCGAGCATCGCGGCGCGGAACGCGATCCTGGCGGGGATCCCCAAGGCGATCTGGAACTCGGCCTACGAGGACGCCAAGAAGGTGGCGGTCGGCACCCTGGAGACGCTCGAGCACCGGCGCTCCGGGGCCATGCAGTTCCTGGCCGGCAAGGGCGTGAACGAGGCCCGGGTCTTCGCCGCGCTCGAGGTCACCGGCCTGGACGACATCGGGCTCGAGAAGCTGGCGACGCTCCGGGGCCTGGTGAGCAGTGTCAAGACTGGGGAGAGCAGCCTGTCGCAGGCGTTCCCGGTCGCGGGCAAGGACGCACCGGCCGAGGAGCCCGCGCAGCAGAAGGGCGTGGCCGGCGTGAAGGCCGCGGCGATGAAGGCCAAGGACGAGAAGGCCGAGTAGCATGGTGCCCCGGCCGGGTCTGACGCCGTATAGGAGGCGCGTGCTCGCTCTGGACGACCTGTGTCGCACGGTGGTCATGGTCCGCGCCGGGGCATCGCTGTTCACCGACGAGGGCAGGAAGCAGTGGTGGGGGAAGTGCGAGAAGTGCTCGAAGCTCGGCTGGCTGCAGTGGTCGCACTACTACTCCAGGGCGATCCACGCCGTCCGTTGGGACCTCGATAACAGCTGCGCGATGGACAAGGGTTGTCATTTCAGCTTCTCGCACGGGCCTCGGCAGAAGCCGGTCATCCCATGGTGGGAGGCCCGGCTGGGCCC